TCCGCTTGTCCCTGTGCCCTCATAGCCGGACCTCCGACTTGGCAGCGGACCGAGCGTGCATCCGGGCCCGATCGAGCTCGGTGGTCCAGTGCGTCAGGAGCGCCCCGAGACTCCGTCGCCGGAAGTCGCGGCCGGCGGGATGCGTGGCTTGGTAGTACCTCCGGAGAGTCTCGATGTCGTTCGGGCTCGGGCGGTGCCGAGTCTCGACGTCGTGAGCGTCCAAGAGTTCCTCGACCAGAAAATTGCCGTGCGGACGGCCAAACCATCCAGCCAAGGTTTCGAGCCATTTCGGTGTCTCGGCCAAAGCGGAAAGGGGGACGCTTGGGGAGGGGTTTTCTGAAAATAGTGAGCCAGATAATCTCTCTCTCTTTTTCTTAATATCTTCCTTCCCCCCCCTATAGTCCCCCCCCAGCTTTTGGGAATCGCCTTCTTTTCCGCTCCCAGACTCGATTTCATGCATGTGCATTGCATGTGCATGATTTTGCATAGCACATGCATGATTTTGCTTTGCATGTGCATTCCCCCACCTCGTTTTCGCCGCTCTTTGGCGTGCCTCTTTCGTCGTCTTCATCGCCTCCAGTTCGGAGTCGAAATCAGAGCACACGAATCCGGCTTCGGTGCGCTCGAAAAAGGTATTCAAAACCGCCCGCACATCCGGCTGATTTTCGCCCCCAAATTCCGCCAAATCGGCTTGATCTAGCGGCCCCTCCTTCTGGAGGTAAATGTCCCGAAATTCGCGGACGATCGCCCGCTGGATCGCTGACACTTTTCGGGTCAGTCGGTCAAATTGAACAACGTCTGTTTTGTATCGCTGCATCGTGTTTTTTTCGTGTTCAATTTTCGATCAAAAAAGCGTCCCTTGGCTCTTCAGGTTCTTAAGGTTTGCCACGGCCTGTTCCGCGTACGACTTCTTCAATTCTGCTCCAACAAATTTCCGGTTCAGCCTCAATGCTGAAAACCCTTCACTCCCGATTCCTGTGAACGGCGAAAAAACCAAATCTCCCTGATTGCTCCAAAGTTCGATGGCCCTTTCGCTCACGTCGAGCTGAAGAGGGCAGATGTGTTTTTCATCCTCGGCCTGACGTGCACTTTCTCCGTTTAGAACCCGCCCTTGGTCCACCGTCATCCATACCGGACTTGCAACCTCTTGCCACCAATCCACCGGATATTTTGCCGGATCCTTTGTAACTGGAGTCTCGCAATCGCCGGGGGCCCTGAAAACTAAAAGGTAATCCGCGCACCCAACCCTTGAACTGCTGGAATCAGATTTCAGCGTTTTGTAGAGAAGCCCGTGCGCCTTTGTGCGCTGCATCTCTGTTACCGGACTTTTCCAGATGCAAATCCGCGAGTGGAAAAGGAAATCGTGCTTCCAAAATGCACGGATAATTTCACCGGAGAAGTCTTGAAACTGAATGGCTCCGTGTTTCCACTTAGTTGAAAGTAAGTCAACGCAATGAACTGCAACCTCTCGGCCCGGCTGCATGACCCTTTTTAGCTCTTCAATCAATATGTCGAAGTGCGCCATAAACTCGTTCATCGACTCGCAATTCCCCATGTCTTGCGGATCGTTTGAATATGTGAAAAGGTCCGCAAATGGAGGTGAAAAAACGGAAAATCCGACGGTCTTGTCTTTTAGCTTTTCTCTGGCGACTCGCACGCAATCGCCATTGTAAACAGTCCATCCATCTCCGGCGAATTCATCGATTGATGTCTTGGCTGAAAGCTCTTCCGTTTTCGCAAATCTCAATTCGCGTGCGGCAATTTTCATCTTCTCTTGCATGACTTTGTGTTTTTGAATTTTTTCCTGAATTGACCTGACGATTGCTCCTTCGGTTCTCGCTTGAACGATGAACGCGTTGACCTGCTTTTTCTGTCCGAACCTGTAGGTTCTCCTGAGAGCCTGATAGAAATCCTCAAACGAATAGGAGAGCCCGACGAAGGCAACGTGGTTGCAGTGTTGCCAATTAAGCCCGAATCCAGCGATCGATGGCTTCGTTATCAGCACTCGAATCAGCCCTTCACTGAATTGCGATAAATAAAGCTGTTTCCGATCGGAAGAATCGGATCCGCGAACCTCGATTCCGTCCGGAATCATTCGTTTCAAGTGATCCGCTTCATCGTTTGTATTACACCAAACGATCCAGCATTCGGATGAATTATTCACCAAATCCGCAACCGCCTTTGATCTGGCCTCTGATGTCATTCGCATCTCTCGGTGCATCGTTGTTGCTGACAGTGTGGCGATCCGGAAAAGATCCTCTCCAGCGCACTCTGTTTCGTCGGTATCAACTGTCACCGTCTGCATGTTCAACTCAGGCAAGATGTATCCATCATCTGTAAACCCAACGTCTGACGGAGCGGACACGCACGCGGCCCATGATGCCATCCATTTCCAAAAGTCCATTTCAGCGTGTTTCTTCAGTCGCCAGTCGCCGGTGTTGAATGTGTCATTGATAAAGAACGTGCAAAGCATTTGAGCCGGACTGCATATTCCAAGAAACTCAGCATGCTGCCCCAGTTCGGTGTAATCGTTTGGAGACGGCGTTGCCGTGCAGCAAAGCCGATACGGAGTTTTGCTGAATCGTTCTGTTAAAAGCCTGCGCGTTTTCCCAGTAAAACTTTTAAGGATCGAGCTTTCGTCCAAAACAATGCCAGCAAATTGCGAGCAATCGAAGTGCTCAATCTTCTCGTAGTTTGTAATCCAAATTCCGCTCGCTGAAATTTCATCGTCCGAAGAAATGCATTTGGCTTCGATCCCGAATTTGAGCGCCTCTTTTTCAGTCTGCTGCGCGACAGAAAGCGGAGTGAGGACTAAAACGCTTCCGTTCGTTTTTCTGACAATCTGAGACGCCCATTCAAGCTGCTGCGCAGTCTTGCCCAGTCCGCAATCCTCGAAGAGCGCGCAGCGCCCTTTCCTGACAGCCCATTCGACTATCTGTTTTTGCCACGGGAACAGCGGAGCTTTGATTGGCAGTGGTTCAAAACCAAAGCTGCCCGCCGTCTTCTTTTTTGCTCTGATGAATTGATCGTAATCGGTCATTGTTTCGTGTTTTTTCTAATCTGCATTTCCAACAAATTCTGCATTCTCCATCCTCGCATGGCAGCCAAGGCACCCATTCCGCCATCCCGCTTTTTACGGCCATCCTCGCCGCTTTAATCTCGGGCTCCGTTGCCGCCCGGAACCGGATTTCACATTCTTCGTCAAAAGTCTCTGCCACAAAAAGCCCCCGGCCAGTTTCTCGCTGACCGGGGGAGTGTTTTAGTCCTCCGAGAGCGCCGTTTCCGAGTCCTCTCGCCTGATTTTTTTTAGCATTGCAAACTTGCGCTTAACGTCTGCGGAGCATTCCTGCTTGATCACTGCCGACATGCTCATTGTCGCAATCCCGCGTCTCCGGAGCCATCGGTCGCACGCCGCATTGACCTCTGCGATCGCACCGGAACGGAAAACGTAGGCGTCACCGTCCGTCTGTCGGTTGTGTGGTTGTTGTTCGTATCCTCTCACATTCTTTTTCCTTTGATAGTCTCCACATGATCCGCTCCCGAAGCTCCTGCAGAGCCCGAACCATCTCGTGCTTGTCCCAGCATGAGTTCAACAGGATCGATCGGTCGATTTCATCGAGCCAGATTGGCTTTTCGTCAGAATGGGATTTCATCGAAATCGTCAACCGGATGGCTGGTGGTTTTTGCAGGTTTTGACCTCAGTTTTAAGGCCTCCTCATGCGTTAAATACCGATCCACCTCGTTATACTCCGGCTTGTCTTTCTGCGGGCGGATCTTCGCCCAAACCTCGAATTCAAGGCAGTCCCGCGTGCTCAGGCTGATATTTTGTCCCTTCTCCGGCTTTTTTCCGGCGCTTGCGAGAAACGATTCGATTTTCCAAAGCGCTTTTTCGGTGAAGACCAGCTTGTCTTGGATCACATCTCCGTCTGCCGTTTCGAGCTTCAGAACGATCATTTCGTTTCCGTTCGTCGAGAGTTTCTCGACGGCCTCGAGGACTCCGAATTTGTAGATTCCCGGCTCAATGCGTCCGCCGCCGCCTGTTTTACCGGTTGCTGTGAATGATGGCATTTTATTCTTCTTTCAGTGTTTTTTGTTTTTGTTGCACAAGCGCAAGAATATCAGGCCCGCGCTTGATTAGTGTTTCTGGGAGGTCTTCCAGCGCCTCCCGTGCTGTTTTTCCGGAAACCGTCTCCGGAAGAAGTTTTCTGACGTCCGCCCCGGCGCTTATCAGATCCGAAACCGAGACGGTTTCGCGCCCGTTCCGAGTCTGGATCTTCCAACCGGGAACCGACTGCCCGTCGGCGAGTCTGGCCTTGGCGACTGATCGAGCCTCTTCTATCCATTCTTCGATCACCTTTGCCGATTTTAGGAACCGAGAGAGTTGCACGGGATCCGCTAAAACAGCGGAGAATCGGCTTTGTTCTGGAACCATTGCGAGAGCGATCATACCCGCGTCAACAACCGCCTTGCAGCCGTCGAATTTCGCGCACCATCCGCAATAATCGCACAGCCTCGGGTTTGGGTTATCGCGCTGGCGATCTCGCACGATGTCGCGCACCGTCTGCGTTGCTCCTTCGATCGTGTATCGGTACTCGCGAATTTCGTGCTTGTCGGCAAAAACAAGGATCGCCGTCCAGTAAGTCGCGCCCGTCTTTTTCATCCACCCGAGCGAATAGGCCGCCATCTGGCTGTAATAGTCGCGGATCTCTCCGGTCTTAAGATCGAACAGAAGATTCTTGTCCGGACAAACCGCGTCACACGTCCCGCCGTCGAGAAGCTGACCATCGATTTCAACATCGATCCTGCAATCCTGTTCCCGGCATAAAACCGTTTCGAGCCCCGAGCGAGCGAGCACATAGTCCGCCGCCCATTTCGCAACCGAATCTTCCTCGGTCTGTTCTCGAATTTCCGGCCTGCCTTGGTATTCAATGAGGCTACGAAACAGGATGTCGATCCGCGTTCCGCGTTCCGCCGCTGGCGACGGCGACGAAGAGCCCTCAAACTGCGGGCACTCCTGAAGTTTCGGAAGAGAGGATGGGCGGATCATTTTCCGTCCTCCTGTTCGAGCGCGGTCACGGCGACGGCGAGTGCTGACCACAAATGCGATTTCATGCCGTACAGCGGCCCCGGATTGTTTTTTGTCCCTACTTGTCCGAGCCTATCAATCAATGCAGCCCGCACGTTTGCATCCTTGGCTCTCGGTGATCCGCAAATCGTTAGTTTAACGTCCTTGCGATAGACAAGCGTCACAATTCCAAGCCTTTCAACGAATCGCCCGATCCAGACGCAAGTCTCGAAAACTTCGCGCCCGACTGCCATTCCGTAACTCGCAATCATTTCGATGGCGTTGTCACAGTGTTTGAAGTCTCCAACTTTGATTCGACGGAGAAGCTCGATGTTTTCGAGGATTCCGGCTTCGTGGATCCGGCTTCCATCCCAAACGATAAACGCGGATTTTTCCGTGCCGGGATCTATTGCGAGAATTTTTTGGCTCATTTCGCATCCCTCCAAGCCCGGAATTTTTCATTG